ACCCACATATCAAACAAGTAAGTTCCTGTACCCTGACACAATGTACTGAACTTATCCTTGTCGCTTCTTAAACTGTACCATAGCTTAGATACAGGATTGTACTGCCAGGTACTACCTTCAACTTCTTTAGTTACCATGCTGTCACTGATAGCCTTAACACTCCAGTTCCTTTTCCAGTATGCTTCACTGATTACTTTGGCTTCCTTCATAGTAATACCCAACTGTTTTGCTAGGGTTTTAATTCCTGCACCATACTGAAGTGCATAGTTACCACCCTTGTAGTTGTATCGTAACTGAGAAATCCTATCAAGTTTGTTACCGCTCTTGTAATCTTCTACTTCTTGTTGAGTAACAGCTTTAGCAGCTAGTGCAAGATCAAGATGTGGATCAAAGTCTGGTGTACTCATTTCAGTTACATAATCAGGGTCATGATCCCACATCAGGTGTTGCTTGACTCTATCCTCCAGGCTACACATGTCACTGCCACATAATTCTGTATTATCAGTTTTAGCTGTCAATAAACCTCTAATTTCTAATCCGTAAGGCTTTCTCGCAGAGGGTAGATTAACGCATACTGCATGTTTAAATCTAAGAGTGTTAGTTAATCCTTGTATACAAGCCTGTACAAAGCCATTCTGCTCATTCTTTAGTAACCCTTTGACCAACCCTATTCTATGCTTAACAACTGCCATAGAATCGAGAACTAAGACCTCTGGGTGTAGGTCGGATAATTTCTTAATAGACTTACACAATTCTCCATCTTTAGTTTTTACTTGGGGTATCTCCCTGTCATCTACAAAGTTGAATGTCATAGGCTTCCAACCTAAAGTAAATAGCCAGTCTTTAATCTGTTTACTACTGGTAGGGTTAGGTTCTTCTTGACCTACTACTTCTTCTATCTCATGGTCGTACTCAATAGTAAACCCATTGTCTTCTGCTAAGACTTTCCATCTCTCACCTGCCACAGACAGAGAACCATCTTGTTTGAAGGGTAGCTTGGGTCTTTTACGCTTTGCTATCTTAGGAACTGTAGGCATAACCTTAGATAGTTCATTGATTGCTTGCTCATTCTTTAACTCTAACTCATTAAGTAAGGTGTTGGCCCTAGCAACATCTAGCTTCCACTTTGATGCCTCTTGCAGCATAGCCATCTTCATTTTAAATGAAAGATAACGAACTAATGGTTGATAGTCACCATCATAAATCTTAATCAACAAAGACTTCTGTAAACCCCATAGCTTAGTGTTAATCTTCACATCTTCTTTACACCTGTGAATGTACTCTTCTCTTGTTAAGTTCTCCCAATCAGTAATGACTGGCTTCTCAATGTTTAAACGCTCACCCCACTGCTCTAAGCCATGCCTGTTAATTGTAGGAAACAAGTACCAGGATAGAGCTAGGGTATCTATAAGCTGTGCTTTAATCTTTATATTTAACAACCTCTCAATAGTTGGTATGTCGTAACGAATAATATTATGTCCGATAAGCACATCATCACTGGTAAGGTTATTAAAGAAGAATCTATTTACTTCTTCACCATTAGCAATCATGCAGTGGATTTTTGTTGCATCAATACCATCAGCTTCTATATCAAATACATACTCAGTCATTGCAAGCCCTTCCGTGGTTTTCATGAAATCCTAGTTTTTTATGAACAGATTTTACTTTTGCTACTGCATCTAGTTTAGATTTAAAACTACCATAATGAACCTGACACACTGTAACTTTCCAAGCCTGTTGTTTTTTGTTCCATTTAACTCCAGTATGACCGGAAGTGTTGGTCGATAAAAGATCTCTATTCCTAGCATTTACAGATTGAGTAACATCTCTAAGATTATCTATTCTATTATCATTTTTTACTCTGTTAATGTGGTCTATTTGATTGTCTGGAAACTTACCATGAACATACAACCAAGCTAACCTATGACCAGAATATCTTTTACCGAGTAATCTTATCCAAACATAACCAGTTGTTTTGTGGAGGTGTCCAACAACATCTCCAATTTTTATTCCAGTACGAGCTATCTTCCATTTAAAAATACCAGTTTCAGGATCATAATCTAAATACTTTTTTAAAGTCTTTTGATTTAACATTTTACCAACTCCTAGTTTTAGGTTCTAAATACTCAGTAGTTTCACTATCGTAAAACATATCTACTGAACCACTCGTACCAAACTCACGATCATATAAAATCTTAACCTGACTGTGATTAACTTTCTCAGGAGGGCAGTCTGCTGATCTATCACGCTCTAACCCCAAGCCAATATGACTCCATTTTTCTATAGCCCTAGAGCCTGTCATCTGTCCAGACAGTACCTTACCACCTTCTTCGTGACTCTTGTTGCCCTTACTGGGCGGATTAACGTGGCTGAAGCATAGTATTGTAATAGGATAACAGTTTACCAAGTCAGCTAAGTCAGTCATTATCTCGTTTAACTTATCATTAGCTTCTGAACTGGTGTACCTAGATATTAGTGCTGTTAGTGGGTCTAAAAAGAACTCACATACACCATCAATCAAGTGCTGCTCAATAATACAAGCCTTGATGTCTTGCCAATCTCTACTACCTGTCCTATCGTACAAAAAGAGATTACCTTTAAACCTATCTAAGGTAGACGCTAACAACCTATCATCATAGTTATTGTCAGGTAACAAGAAGTTTGTTCTTGCTAACTTAGAAGCTATCTGTTTCAAAGTTTTTATTGGGTGGACTTCAAGGTCATAAACACCCACTGGTCTGTTATGTTCTATGATTATGTGCTTAACTAATTGGTTCTTAAATTCAGATTTCCCAGCTTTAGCGTAACTAGCAAGCACAATTATCGAGTTACTTCTCAATATACCATTGTGAGTTATTGCATCTAGGGTAGCCCAACAAGTAGATAATCCTTTTGTCGGTCTTTGTAATGCTTTTTTGATTAATTCATCATTAACTTCGACAACTTCCCCCTGTCGTTGTATTGCTGATCTCCATACCACTTGTTCAAACAGCTCTTTACCCCTGTCGGCTACAAGCATATCACTTGCATCTTTCAAGGGCAGTGTAGCGACCTTTGCCATTGGAAATACTTTAAGGACTTCTTTAACAGCCTTATCACCTGCCTGATCATTATCAAAGCATAAGATGATCTCTTTGAATGACTCAACAAAGTTCCTATTGTTGATCAAATCTTTTACTGCACCCGAACAACCTTTAGTTAAACTGACAACAGATGGTTTAAGATGCTTGTACTTCTCAAGAGTGTGGTCTTTGATAACCTGATATAAACTCAGGGCATCAAGCCTACCCTCAGTAATATAAAGTTTATGACCATTGCAAGCTGCAGCATGGTGTTTGCCCCATAAATCTAAATGACCTTTACGATCACCTATAGACATAAATCTTTTATCTTTGACTTGCTTTTGCTCATAACCAACCAAAACATTATCACTTGTATCAGGTGAGAATATACTGGTGATTGTTTCACCATCTTCCTGAGATAAAGCAACCCTGACCCTGTAAGCAGCACAAGTTTCTTTTCTGATTTTTCTATCTTCTAATGCTCTAATAGGCAGTTTCTTAATATCTTCAATTTCCATTGTGCTAACCTTGTTGGATTGTTTAATAGGTACTACTTTGTCCAAGCTATCATCACTTGGAAAGTATGTTTTACAAGCGAAGCACCAACTATCGTTTGGTTTATTGTCGTAGGAAAAAACTTGGTTCGCATCGCTTGAGCCGCACTTAGGGCAAGATGTTTTATAAAGAGGATCACCCTTCTGCGGACTATTCATCAAGACCTCCCTCGTGATGTGGCACTAAGCATAGTGTTGTACCATCCTTTTTGGTTTGATCCCATTCTCTATTTAAAATATCAAACTCTTGGCTTGTGATTCCAGATCTGATCTTTTTAGCAGGTTCATATACACTCAATATTAGCACATCAAAAAGTTCCATAATAGTTACTACCTTCAAGTTGTTTTATTTCATGTTCTAAAGCGTAATCACAAACATACATTGAGATTAATTCATAACGAGAGTGTAGGTCATAATGCTCTAAGACTTTATAAAAATAACCTCTTACAGTTGCTTCACTGCAGCCCATTTCTTGTGCTATTTTAATGTTACTGTAACCTTTTAAAACACCTACTAGGACTGCTTGACAAGCATCTGTCAGTTGGTCTTTATTTTTTCTGGTTCTACCCTTCATTATCAGAAGCCCTCCACATCATTCGCTCTTGTTCTTCTTGTAAAGTTTCTGGAGTAATAAACTTAGCTAATAACTCAGTGTGCGAGTTAACATCAAATTGATCGTAAACGAACCTGGTATGTTGTCTACAAGTACGAAATGAGCAATCCATCTTTTCAGCTATAGCTTTAGTAGGTAACCCCAGTAAAAGATAGAATAAGCACTCTTGTAAACGCTCAGAAAGATCATGCTTATTATTCTTTCTGAACGCTGATATGTCATTTGTTTTCATTAATTGTCCTTTTGGTTGCATTGTTATACGAAAAAATATGATAAAATATTCTTATAATATTCTATTTACATATCCCTAGATTCATTAACTTGTTCTTTAGCCATATCCAATATAGTATCTTCAAACAATGAACCATCTTCTGGGTGTGAGTCGTTTAGGTGGCACTCAAGCATATAGTCTGGATACTTCTTATTTATAATGCATAAAGCCTCAGTTCTAAAATCTTCATCATTAATGAATTGCTCAAAACATTCAGTTAGTTTCTCATCTTCATATTCATTAAAACTTGTAGCGTATATATATCTATCGTGATTATCCATTATCCTAAATCCTCATATGTTGGTTCTTTTTGTCTTGATTCAACATCTTCACTCTCCTCTACAACTTTGTAACATTTTGCATATCCGTATGTATCAACTTGTCTTATGCCGTCACTATTAATGAATGTCGGATAAACGACAAGGCGACACTCGCCCGTTTCATCATCTCTATATAAATTCAAATCCCATACTTGTCCTTCTTCTGTAGTCACAGAAGTCCAATTATCATGTTGCCAATCAAACTCAGTGCATTCTTTCATTGATGGTTCGTTTCTTAATACTTTCCGTGTTTTACTCATTATCCTAAATCCTCATATGTTGGTTCTTCAGTTCTTGATTCAACATCTTTTAGTTGCTCAAGTGCGTACTCATTATTGTAGCCTATATCATAAGACGAATCACCTTTTAAGACTCTATCCCTTTGATAAACATTGCCCTCCATGCAATCCCTGACACCTTCCCTGTACGATATAACATCTTGTACACCATCTTCCATTATGAAATCAAAGTGGCGTGGGTCAATATCGACTGTAGGTGCTTTTAATTGCTTATCAAACTTCTTTAAAAGAGTATCAATTTTATTTCCTGCACTCTCAATATTCTTGCATCTTAATAATAAAAATTGTTCCCTAGTCATTTTTTTAAGTCCTCGTTAGTGATTGTTTTAATCTGTTCAATGATAATAATATATCATCTGAACTGTCATATCTAGCTTTTTTTTCTAATAACTTTAATTGCTTATACTTCTTAGCTCTCTTAATACGCAAGCCATTATGCTTTTTAGCCATGTTTATTCCTCCTGTATGGTGGTGTACTGCCTGTTAGCTTAATCAAGAATAAATCAGTACTCTTGCAAGCGTACCAGGCTATTGCAATATTACTGGTGGTAGGAGCTACCTCTTTAAGCATAAAAGGCACGTTTAATCTCCAACATTTATACTCGTTGCGTTTATTATTCACCATCTTTTAGCCCCTTAAATATATGGGCTATAACATCAGCAGTCCAAGAATTTCCTAGCATCTTATAACGCTGTGTATTTGACACGCCACTTGTATATCCATCAGGAATAGTTTGCAATCTCTCGCACTCTAAAAGTGTTAGCTTTCTGTATGTAGTTTCTGACGTGTTAACTTTTGGCTCACAGGGTCGCTCAACATGCCCTAAAGCATAACCATGAGTACCCGCACATACAGTAGGAGATTTCTTATTAACATCATGGATTGTATTAGCTTGAGATTTATAAGTAGTGTTTAACATATTAGAATGTTTTCCACCTACTTTCTGTTTCCCAGAGTTAAAAGATTGGTTTGGATTACTTTCGAGTATATCTTTTAATAAGATACCTTTATCTTCAGGCTGAGTTACATTAGGGATATTAGTCCAATAAAGTCTAACTCTATTTTGTGCGCTTACTAGGCTAGAATTTATTTTGATAGGCTGAACGCCTAATAGGTCACTAATAATATCTTGATATTCTTGCTTCATTCTTACGTTTTCAAGTAAGAAATATTTAGGCTTGCACTCTTTAAGTAATCTAACGTACTGATAAAATAAAGAGCTTCTATCCCCTTCTAAGCCTTTGCCCTTTCCTGCAAGTGATAAATCCTGACATGGACTCCCGCCTATTAATAAGTCAATTTTAGGTAGTACTCCTGCCGTTAAGTCTTTTACATCTCCCATCTGAAATATGGGATAGTTTTTATTTGCTATCTGAATAGCGTATCTATCTATCTCACAAGCGAAATAATTATTTACTTTAATTCCTGCCCTCTCAAGTGCGATATTGCCAGAAGATAAGCCATCGAATAGGCTCAGTACATTAATTCCGTTTTTCATGTTTTATTCTCCTTCTTTACGTTTATATCTGTTCTGATTTTTTTTATTTACCATTTACCATTTTTCCTGTCTTCCTCTTTGCGTTTAATTTTAGCTGTTAAAAACTCTACTAAACCTTTCATTGGCTCTAACTCTAAAGTCTCAACAACTTTTGAAGCTATATCATGGAGTATAATCCCTTTTAATTCTATATGATTGTCTTCGCTGTCCCCTATAATCATACAATCCCCATAAACATCTCGCCTGTAACCACTACCTCCACCTATATGGTGGTGTGAAACATAACATTTAGAAATATTATCAGCACCTCCAACCAATTTAAAAATTTCTTTTGGTCTATTATCATCAAGATCCCACCCATATTCCAAGTGTATTTTTTGTGTTTTTACAATATCGGTATGAGCATTTCTTATCTCATATTCTTTAGCATAAACTCTAGCAACCATTGTCATCTACTCCTTTGCGTTGTTTAACTACAAGATCAAACTCAAGAAACGATAAAGCACTGATAGCTTTTTCTATATCATCACCATATTTAGCCTCTAAATTGTATTGTGTGAATAACTCAATCAGTTTCATTTTAGACTCATATACCAAGTCAATTTGTTTATCTATATCTATATCCATAACTTATACTCCAATAATTAATGTTGCCCAGTCGACTGTTAACAGCAATACAATACCTATTGCAGATAACCAGGTAGTCCAAGTACTATTGCGTTTTAACTCTTGCCATTCTTGTTTTAACTCATTCATTGTTTATTAACTCCCTATTATTATTATTAATATAACGCTATTTAAGACTATATGAAAAATTAACCTTAGTCAAACACCATAAACGCCTATTAAGGGTAAACGCCTATTAAGACTCTATAAACGCCTATTAAGCATAAACACCATAAACACCAACATAGACACCATAAACACCTATAAGCTCCTATAAGCTCCTATAAAGACTATAAGCTTCTATGAGCTTCTATAAAGACTATAAGCTTCTATGAGCTTCTATAAAGACTATAAGCTTCTATGAGCTTCTATAAAGACTATAAGCTTC